ATTTCTGTCTTAACGTCCATACCTAAACTCAAGCCAACTCCATCGTGAATCCAAGCAATACATTGGGTATCACCATTAGAGTCGCTTGTTAAACGCTCAGAGCGTAGAAATTTAAAACCCATAAAGGTATCAATTTCACCAGCTACCAAGGCTTTAACTGTATTGTAATCCGAACTTTGCACTTCTGTATCCCCAAGGAGATCGTAGAACTGGTTGCTTTTCATAACAATACAGCGTGGTAAATCAGGATCAACATCAGAAGCATCCAAGATTTTTTTGGCTTGTCTTAGCTTCGTAATGTTCATATCCGTAGTACCTGATACAGCTATCTTCTGTGCCGCAGGCAAAGCTACGTTGCTTGAGGAATCATTTTCATCCACACTTACAGCATTGCCCAACATTGCAGAGATAAGTACATCATCCATTGTTCTACCCATAGCCCATACACCAGCTTTCATATACTCGCTAGTAGGATCAGCTAACATCCGAACCTTATCAGCCTTATCGACTAAATCAGCCCAGTTGTAATCTTCCATAGAAACTCGCCTACGGGAGTGTGGGGTAGAGATCAAAGGTGTATCACTATGCCGACTCGTAATCTTTTGAGCAGATGTACTGCCTAATCGGTCAAAGTGGTCGTACTTGCCTTGTATATCCGTATTAACACGAACATACTCACGCAAACGTGAACCTTTTTGCTGTACCAAGTGAATAAAACTGTCCCTAAACTTTTGGGCAAATGCTTTATTGACTTCGATACTCATAATAGACCTCTTATAAATAAAGAGATTAAAAAAGGAGAGTTATCTACACTATGCAGGCTCTATTTGCGTGAAGATTTGGTTGTCTTTTTCAAGGCCGTTTTCTTCACAATACTGGGCTTCGCAGTAACAACTTCGATACGTGAAGCCCCCGGACACCACCCGTAAAATGTTTCAGCAGAAGTTTGCTGATTATAATACTTGCAGTATCCATATTGTTCAGGTGTGGATTTACTACCAATAGTGCGCTCTCTATGGGTAAATTGCCCACACTCGGAACATTTAATATTTTCTTTAACTAAATCATTCATCCGCATACACCATATCATACAAATGATCTCTGTATGAAATAGCCTCTATATGCTTAGGATGTGTATTGTCAAACAAAGCTTCATGGTACTTATGCTTCTTATCCTTCATCATAGCAGAAATTTCAAGTTTAGCAGAATCAGAATCTATTGATCCTGTATCTTTTCCAATTCCACCCAAATCTGGCTCATTAAATGCCGAACCAATACGGTGTAGAAACTTAATCATTGCAACATTATTGGTTACACCGCTTTCATTGACAAAGTTTTTTAAATCATCATCTGCAAAACGATTAAAAGCCCTGCGAGATATAGCTAAATTCTTAGCATACTCTGATGGCCCCCACTCTTTTTTAAGTGCGGTTTCAGCATCTAACTTTGCTTGTTGCATGGATGCTTCTGTATTTACCTGACCGTCTACTTCCAAAGAATGATAAAAATCAATGGCCGACTGTGCCTGTTTGTTTGTTAAGCCTGATTTATGTGCTTGCTCTAAAAAAGCATCAATTTTACCCTGATTATAATCTGCCTCTGGCATCTTTAAATCATACTTATCAGGTGCTTCTGGCCTGCCAATTTGATTATAAAAACTACTTAAATCTTCCTCTGTCGCATCTTCACCCGGTACTTTTATCCTAGACCCTACCATTTTCTGTAATTCTAGGTAAGAAGTCCCTAATGCCCCAACATCTTTAAATTTGGATAAAGTATCATTCCCCTGTAAATCTTCTGGCAAATACTGTGTTTGCCAATTCTCATCTGTTACTTCTGTCTCAGTATTAATGAGGTTATCGCTTGTAACGGCCTCGTCTGACATTTGCTACTCCTTTCACTCTTTATAACTCTCTGGTTTTGAAGCAGGGTTTTTGTATAATGCTATTTGTGCTTTAAGCCCAAGCACTAAACCTCTACCCCCTTCGTTAAAGTAGGTTGTATATGGGTCATTCGGTTCAGCCGAAATCTGGTTCATATACAGATCCTCTAAAAATTTTAATACTCTTTCCCCATAAACCCCCGAAAATGTTTTAACGATTGCCTCTCTAATATCATCCAGTTCATTGTACTGGGAACGCATTTGCACCTCCTAGTGCCTGTACCATTGGGGCGGCCTTGCCTGCGCCTTCTGCAACCTGTGATGCCTGAGCAAGTTGTTCTTGCATCGCCATTTTCTCCTGACGTTGCGCTCTTAATTGTGCTATTTCTTCCTGTGATCTCATTACAGTAGACGGTACAGCCATCCTTTCACCAATGATTTGTAAAGCTTCATCCACATTAATATTATCCAAAACCTCAGGCGCAAACCCGGCCATATTAGCCGCCACGCCCAACCATCTTTGTATTGCTGTAACATCTTGTACTTTCTGGTTTTTAGCCAGTTGACCGACATAAGACACCTCTATTTCATCCAACTCTGCTAACTCAGGTGGGGCAGGCGGTAATGTGCCAGCCCTATTCAGTAAACCAAAACTACGCAAAATAAGAGGGGTTAAAACTTCACTTTCAAATCTAGCTACAGTAGGCCCAAGTAATTTCTGGATTTGTTCTCTTACAGTAGCAACTTCTTCTGCCGTCATATTAAGTTTTTCTGGCAGTACAAGTTGATCTGCAAGGAAAATTCCACGAATTGATTTCTTTAATTCATCAGCCTTTAGAGAGGATAAATCAAACCTACCCTCAAATCTGAGGAATTTAAATCGTTCTGGTTCCCTAGAGTAGTTAATTGCAGAAGGAGTCATTCTGAATGTACCAATAATACCTTGATCTGGTGCGATCAAAGGTGGATGAACGGCCGTAGACAATCCTTTAAGTTCTAATTCACGAATCTTATTGAGCGTCTTTATATCTGGCATGGCTATATCGGCAGGGCTTCTACCCCACAACTCGCCTGATGCCTTCTCAAATCGACCAATCACATAAGGTAATTCATCAAAACCACTCTTTCTTACAATCGTTTTTGAATCATAATGTATATCTATTGTGGCAAACTTTTTCTTCATTGCATCAACCGATTGCGAATCATAGTCCTCGCTCGGCAATACAACACGTACAAAAGTAAATTTAGTATCGGGTGATTCCTTACAAGCCTTCTTCACCGAATCGGGTAGTTTTTTCATACCAAACATTTGCTTGGCTTGTCTTGCGGTAAAAATATACTCCCAAAATACAGTATCAGGCTTACCTGATTTGTCCTCAGAAAAAACAAACTGCCCTGTAGGTATAGATGAAAAGACCAAACCACCAAACCCTTCACCCATAAAATCATTTTCTTCTAATAAAATATTAATCGTTCCAAAGGATGTAAAATCTAAAAATGCCTCACCAATCGTAGTGTAGAAGTTGCTCTCGTGTAGCGTAAAAAACATCTTCTGTGTGACATCATGGAACCATTTTTTAATTTCTGGAAGTTCATTTAAAGCGGAAAGAGGATGGCCTGCTGGAATAGAAAGACCAAACCATAATACAGACTGTGGCACTAATGCGTTCTGCATAGACATAGCCATAATACGGCTTGCCTCTGGTGCAGAGGAATCAAACATTTTATTAGTATGGCGTTCCGCACTAATACTTTGTGAACTGTCTACTTGCTGTTTACGGGGTCTAATATAATCACGTACATCACGAAAGAATGGCTCCCACAAGATACGGTCATTTTTTAAAACTTCATAGCGTTTCATCAAATCTGATGCTACTGGCATACTAACCTCCTAATAAAGTTTTCTTTTCAGTATCACCAGCACCAAGCAAACCATCTGACTTCGCTCTATCTGGAAGTTTACCAAATCGAATCCTACCCGGCTTAACACTAGCTACGCTAGTCCTCTTGTCAAAATACTTACTAGGGTCTTTTTTAATCATATCTACATTGATACTTTTATCTGTCTGGTAATTTGCAAGAACTTGATTTGGAACAGAACCGGGGCTAGTAGCTTTAAAGTAACGCCCGGTAGATGCTTGATGTGTTACTTGATCGGGATTGTCATACATATAATCAATATAATCAGAAACACCTTTAACACGATACTTTTCATCCTCTATACCTTGTAATCTTTGTCTTTCTTGCTCCTGTTGCCTAGCAATAGCGGCATAGTCTATTCTAGGAGGACTTGGCCTACCACCCATATTATGCTCCTTCCGAACTCAATAGCCCTTGAGTTGGGCTGGTTCCAATCTTTTTAGGAGTGACAAATAAACCCGGCTTGTTAATTTCAGCACCCTCAACAAATCCTTCGCCTAATGCCCCACCAATATTTGTAATATTAGATTCTCTAGTATCCGTAAGCGCAAGCCGTTGCATCTTTCTACGCTTTTCCTCATCCAATTTAGCCTGATTCACCTCTGGTATATCAGGTAATTTAGATTTATCTGGCAAGTACTCTGCCTGTTCAGGTCTTTCCATTATAACTGGTGCAGGCATCGCAGGCATTGAGCCTTTTCCCAT